ATTTACAAATTGATTAATCGCCCATCTATCTTTCCAATGAATACGACTATCTGCATCCCGAACTTCCATGAGTTCTACATCGGGTTCATCAATTGCAAAGAATCTATCTATCATATTTCTAGGTCCTGTCTTTCCAGTAGGACGAATAACTACATTTGAATATGATTTCAATATACGAATGAACTCTTCTGTGACATCCGATCCAGTATAAATATATGTTTTCCAAGTAGGATAGTGTGTTTTTATTAGTTCTATATTACTTAACATTCCATCATAATACCTGGGTATCTGTGGACCATAAAGACAGAATGAAAAAACATTTACCATTACTAATTTATAAATTATTAAAGATGATTTCAGGATTATCATTCGCACAAAGGTGCGATTGGACGTTTGATTATAGATACGATTTTAGAAAATATAATGGTTCAATGGCAAGAGATGGTGATTGGATATTCATTAATGGTGATTGTTTATTTCAATTTAGAAGACCAATGAATAATAAATTCAATTGGGTACGTCATAAATATAATTTCATAGTTCATAACAGTGACAGATCATTCGGATATCAAGAATTGGCATTTCTTCTACCAATTGCATACCGTATCTACGCAATCAATACTACGGTATCTCATCCTATTTTGAAGACTATTCCTATAGGCTTTGCAGATATTCACCTGCCTTTTTTGAAAACTTTCAATGTGCCAAAGCAGGAACGAACGATTGAAATATATGCAAATTTTCAACCTAGAACAAATGTAACAAAAAGACAGGAATGTATAGACTGTTTTAAGGACAATCCAAAGGTAGTATTTCGCGACAATCTAACTGTGGAAGAATACTTCAATGATCTTTCTAAATCTAAATTTGTATTGTGTCCTGAAGGAACAGGAATAGACACTCATCGTATCTACGAAAGTTTATTATGTGGTGCAACACCGGTTGTACTTAGAAATCCACTCTCTAATTTGTATGAAAGAATGCCAGTTTGCATAGTGGATAAATGGACGGATCCATTTGAAGTCAAAACTGGTAATATATCATTCAATCATGCATTTTACATATAAATCAAATCGTCTTGTTAACAATCGTATTATTTGATATTGGATTTCCAACCTCAAATAATGGCTAACCCCTAGCCTACACAGTTAGCAGAACGCTAACAAAATATAAACACGAACACCCAGTGTTTAGTTGGAGTATGCAAGACCTCCCATACCAGACATCACACGCAACACGTTGTAGTTGACGGCATACACACGCACTTGGGCAGTACGTCCAGATCGCACGGTGTTAACGGACACAGTGAGTTGGAGAGTGGCCTTGTCAATACGAGAGAAGTTGCATGAACCAGATGGCTGATGTTCCTCAGGCTTGAGCGCGAAGGAGTACACGTTGATACCCTTGGAAGGAGTACGAGTGTGGTGTTGGAATGGTTGGACAACCGAGAAGTATCGTCCCTCACGTTCAGTGAAACGATCTTGTCCGTTGAGTTGGAGCTTGGCGACTTCAACAGGGTTCTTACCTTCACACTTGACTCCAGAGGCAAGGATGACCTTGGCGAGCAAGTAGTTGGTGGTGTCCTCGAAGACAACCGCCTGTTCTCCTTGTTGGGTGAAGCTTGGAGTGGTAGAATCCAACCAAGAGGCACCTTGGAGAGATGGACCAGATTGGAGACCAAGACCTGGGAGGTAAGGACCAGATGGACCATCGTTGGAAGCAGTTGGGACAACAGCAGCATTGGCACCACCGGCCAAACCTCCACGAGCAAGGACGTCCATGACGATACCCTCAGTAGTGAAGTCATCAGAGTAGTTGAATGGCTGCATACCGTTAACCTCAGCAATGAAACCTTGGTTAGGAGTGCAGTCAACGAACGAGTCACGTTGGACAACCCAGACAAGCTCCTTGACAGGGTGGTTGAAGTTCAACTGGATCTTGTTGGAAGAAGAGGTGATGGATTCAGCACCAGTGAATTGGAGTTGCTCAATGAGGTATTCATGAGTCTGTTGGGCGAATCGTCGTCGCTCCTCAGTGTCCAAGTAGATATAATCAATGTACAAAGAGGCAGCAGTCAAGGACTGAATTGAGGTAGGAGCAGTCTGTCCAGACACCAATTCAACGTAGGTGCAGTTGATCCATTGCTCAAACTCAACGTTGATACGCACTTCGTGGTATTGAAGAGCAATCAAAGGAATGGCCAAACCAGGATTTCGGCAGAACCAGAACTGGAGAGGGATGTAGAGAGTCTTGGCTGGGGTTCCGGCACGTGGAGCACATGAGTTAGTCAACTCAGATCCAGCGCAAGAAGCATCCAACTGGTAACCCTTACCGTCCTTCATCAAGACCAAGTCATGGGTGTTACCAATCATATCATCAAGAGCGGAGATGGTTCCGGCATCTTGAGAAAGCTGAGTCCAGATTTGCATCCAGTCTCCGTATTGTCGGTCAATTCGTTGACCTCCGATTTCAAGCTCAACAGTCTTGATCAATCGGTGACCGATGTAGTTCAACCAACGGAAACGTCGCACGCTGGCGTTAAGAGAAACCAAATCAACAGTTGGCAACACAACCTGAACGTAAGTTCGGTACATCAAATCGGCATTACGATTGATGATAGCAGTGACACGCTTGTTGAAGTCGGCCTGTCCGTTGAAGGTGACTTCAATGGACTCCATAGCAAAGTTGGTGTGTCTCTTGAAGAGAACCTTCCAGAAGGTAATTTGTGGATTACCAGAAATGTAGATATCTTGCGCTCCGTAGCTGACGAGTTGTAACAAACCTCCTCCCATTTTATGTGTATGCTTAGTGGCAGGAAAAAAAATTACGGCGCGACGAATTTATTCCATAATCATGCGAGGTGTAATATGCATGGCTTCCAATTCCTGCATCCAAAGCTTCATTGCGTAAGGAATTGTCTTCTCAATAAAATCTGTTTGGTTACCGCATGCACCACATTGATATATGCCTTCTTTTGAATTGACTATCGCAAGTGTTCCACAAGTCTTACAAACACCAGTAGGAAATGGGTCAGAAACATCCATTAATCTCTCTTTCGTAAAAGCAGCAATTCCGTGAGAAATCATACAGTCACGTTCCATCTCTCCAACTCGCAATCCTCCATCGCGAGACCTTCCTTCACACGGCTGTCGTGTCAACGATACAATCGGCCCCTTGGCTCTTGAATGCTTCTTATCAATTACCATGTGCTTCAATCGCTGATAGAAAGTTGGTCCTATAAATATTTCCGCATTCATCATCTCTCCTGTCTGACCATTGTACATAATCTCATTTCCATAAGGATGTAACCCCAAGTCAATCATATGGGCTCTCAACTCTTCAATCTTCATATGAGAATATGGCGTTCCATCTCCCAAGGTTCCTCTACGCACACCAATCTTGCCGAAGATGTTCTCCATCAACTGAGCGATTGTCATACGAGAAGGAACAGCGTGTGGATTCATAATCAAATCTGGTCGTAATCCATTCGCCATAAACGGCATATCCTCCTCTTCCAACATCATACCTACAGTTCCCTTCTGTCCGTGCCGCGAAGAGAACTTGTCACCAATTTGAGGGAATCGCTCGCTGACACAACGCACTTTGATGAAGGGGTATCCATCTGAATTCTTATCTTGCCACACTCCATCAATTCGGCATGGCTCGGAATTCTTATGAGTAGTAGAAGCATCACGATATTCATAACCAGACGGGTCATTTCTTAAATTTACTACTTTGCCTATGATTACATCGTTTTCCTGAATGGTAGAATGTAGAATTGGCATTCCATTGTCCGCAATCGCAGCATAGGAGGTATTCTTGAATTTACGAGTATTGTGCTTCATAGGCTTCATAAACTTCTCCTCACGACCAGATGCTACATTTCGGTGCTCCTCATCTTTGTACATCGTGTAATACAACCCACGAAAGAGACCTCGTCTTACAGAAGACTTATTCATAATAATAGAGTCCTCCTGATTGTATCCACCATAACAACCGATAGCAACAATCGCATTCATACCAAACGGCATCTCCTGCATTTTCATAATATTCATCGTTCTGGTCTCCACAATCGGTCGTGTCAAAGAACACAATACATACGCATTCTTATCAAGTCTCTTTGGATAGTTTCTAGCATAGATACACATTGCCTGTTTACCCATAGCAGATTGATAGGTATTTCGGGGTGACTGATTATGGTCGGACAAAGGAATCGTGGATGCCATATGTCCCAGAATGAGCGATGGATGAATCTCGTAATGAGTGTGAGAGAGAGTGATATCTGACTTGCGTAGTGCAATGCGTAATGTTTCAGTTTCAGAAGCGTCAATGAATTCAACACAGTACTTAATCCATTCATTCCAATCTCCACGCTTTTCAACCGGTGGAAATTCAGCACCAACAATGAATACAGGCCGAACCACTCTACCACCATCGGTTTCAATAATAATCATATTCATCAACGTTTGCCAAGCAATAGAAGTGTGTGGATGAAGTCGCAGTGTTCTCTTTGCGTTTCTCAATTTTTCAACCAACACATTCGGCTGATTCGTGTATCCCATAATCACACCATTCAATGAGATGGCAGTTCCTGAATAGACCTTCGCAGCCTTAATCCATTCAATATCATTGAAGTCCTGTAAGAAATGTAACACTGTATTGGATGGAATATTCTGTGTAACACTTGTTAGCATCGCCATATTCTTCACAATACCAACCGAATGACCTTCTGGAGTCTCAACAGGACACATAAATCCCCAAGAGGTTCCGTGTAACTTACGAGGTGCCAACAACTTACCCGACTTTTCAACCGGTGTCTGGATTCTGCGCAAATGACTGACTGTGGAAGTATAGGACATTCTTGCCAACACTTGTGAAACGCCAACCTTGGTAGCGTTAGAAAGCGAGGTAGAATTGGATGTTCCCAATCCCTGCACTGTGAAGTTTCCAGTTGCCAACGCTTGTTTGAGTTTGCCTTCAATGGTTGAGAGTTTGAGAATCTTGTACAGATTGTTGATATTCAGAATATCCATTGGTCTTGGTGTTCCCTTCTTCCAGTTGTCATTGTTGACCTCCTGAACGAATTCATTGCGAGTATCGTTACAGACCTTCTGAAAGAGTTGACGGAATAGATGCATTAAGAGAGACCCAGTTGTAACTACTCGTTTATTCGGATACGCATCACGGTCATCCATTGGAATCTGTTTGCATGATGTAAGAACCAAACGACGAATCATAGACCCCATCAGAATAGCCTTTCGAGCAGCAAGAACAGACGGTTCAGCATTCTCTCCTGCGAATCTTACATGTGGTAACAATTCAGAGTTCAATAGATTGCGGACATAGGCACATTTGTCCTCTTGATTTGTGCTGTATTGCAACTGTCCTGTGAGATATTGAACTGCATCCTCTTGTGTGAAGATATTCATCTCAGAAGCATCTCGGAAGGAAGCAGCCAACATTTCTACATGTGGATCATCGGATGATCCCCAAATCAATTTAGCAACCTCTTTATCAGTTGTTATACCCAATGCTCGGAAGAATATCATCAATGGAATGTCTTCTCGGAAACGAGGAACACAGGCCAACAACGGATATCCATATCCATTGAATTTGCAGGACATACGAATCTCCAATTTCTTGGGAGGCATCGTAAAGGATTCGTGGAGAGACTTGAGTTCCACAGAATAGGTATACTTGGTCTT